CACCAGGTGACGACGGCGGTGGCGGTGATGACAGTGGTGATCCAATTGCTCAGTTGTTTCAATTACCTACAAAAGGCAATCCGACAGCAGCTCAAATTTTATCCGGTGAGGTTGGCGGGACAATTCCTAACGCAATTCTTACTTCTCTTGATTTATGGATCTGTTATGTCGATGAAAGACCAGCGATGAATACTTTGAAATGTGAAATTAGAGAAACTGTAAATGGTTATCCAGGTGGTCCTAGACAAACTATAGGTACAACAGGTTGGGTAGTTTTAGATAAATCTATGGAAGTAGGTGTACCTACAACAACTAACGGTACTAACTTTAAATTTTTTAAACCAGTTGTTCTGAAAGGTGATACCGAATATGCTATAGTTCTTAAAACACCATCAGATGCTACAGAGGTGTTTGTGGCAGAAATTGGAAAACAATTGTTAGACGGATCTGGAGTTCATGACGAGCAACCAAACGTCGGTGGTTATTTTGGTTCTTTCTTTGTATCGCAAAATCAAACTACATGGTCAGCAGAACAAAATTTTGATATGACTTTTAGACTTAACAGAGCTAATTTTGATATTAACGATACGGGTACACCACCTCCTTCTTCTATAACTTACAAAAACGAATTAACCAATTTAAAAACCTATAAAGCAGATATTGGAGCATTTAACAGAGGGTTAGCTATAGAGACTTTTGAATATAGTAACTACGTTAGAGTGCTTCATCCTAACCACGGAATGAATTACAATAATGCTCAAGTAAGATTAATGGGATTTGATAAATTTGGTTCACCTAATAACTATAACGGTATACCAGATTCAGAACTAAACGGTGTTCATGATGTTCTATATGCAACTATAGATTCTTATTTTGTTAAAACAACAACAAAAGCTACATCAACTGGTACACCTCCGGTTCCTATTTTTGAAACATTTGCAACACAGCCGGTGGTATTTGATAGTTTAGTACAACGGGTACCATTCTTTAAGACTGAAGAAGATGATGAAGTGAAAGTGTTTATCAATTCTGCATCAACCAACTCTCTTAACTTAGCTGTAGACAGTAACAAAATTAAAAATGATTCTTTAGCTAATGTTACACCTGGTGTAGAAGTTGAAATACCAGCTAACGAGTATTTAGAATTAGAAGAGCCACATATTGTAAGAAACCTTCTTAATTCAAACGGTAACGATTTAGTAACCAGAGTTACCTTAGACAGTTTCAGTGAATATAGTTCACCAATATTTAACAATGACGATTCTTTATATCCAGTTGTATTTAGAAACTTAACAGGTACGTTACTAAACGACTCTGACATAGAAGGGTTAACAACTAGAATTATTGATACTAATAGTACTGATAACACTCTACAAGAATATGCTTCTTATTTGTCAGCTGTTCAATCTGAATTAGAGTTTTCTGCTTATTGTACAAAACAAATTGATTTAGAAATTCCTGCTGATGGTTTTACTATTAAATTTGATGCAGATATGGAACCAAGTTCTAAATTAGAATTTTCTTATAAAGCTAGAGCTAAAGGTGATCAAACACCTTTTGAAGATATTTCATGGGAAGATTTTAAAGCTAGTGAATTTATTACAGAATCAAATAACGGACCGTTTACTTCTGATACTGATATAAAAGAGTATACCGTAAATGCTAATGTTCCTTTCGAGTTTAATTCTTTTAAGATTAGGATTAGAATGTTAACGAAAAATGAAGCTCAAATTCCACGGATTAAAGATCTAAGAATTATAGCAGATATTTAGGAGATATTATGACTGTATTATGCACACATTGTTTTCATTCTTGTCATTGCGCAAACGATGGTACAGACGAACAGGATTGTGTCAATGGTTGTTCTGTAGAAGGTTGCAATTGCCCGTTGTGTGATTGTAGTGACGTAAATGAGGATTAAAGGTCATTCTAATTTAGAAAAAAGAAACGGCGCTGTATTAAACACGAATTGGAAAGTTTATGAAGCAGCTAAAAAACGTAAAGAGGAAAAATCAAGATTGGACAATCTTGAAAATAAAATAAATAGAATAGAAAATTTATTAGAAAAGTTAGTAGAACAAAATGGCTAGGTACGCATCATTAAACAGAAGGTTAGATTACCATCTTTACCCTAAAGGTAGATCTGCAAACGAGCCTGATTTAATACCGAATGTTAAGGATTCCGATGGAAACATTGTACAATACACTAGCTCAAATAGAATTACTAATGAGTCAACAGTGGTTGATATTGGTACTGCTCCTAACTCTAATAATGGTGATCCGCTGCGTACTTCGTTTATCAAAATTAATAATTTCATTGAGGCAGAATATCTCACAAATGAAATCCTTGATCAAGAACTTAACAGACTTGAATTCTTCGGACCGTTCTTAGGCATAAAAGAATATACTGATCTTCCTTTAAATATGATTAGTGATAAAAACGTAGCAGTGGTAAAATCTACTTTAAGAGCAGAAGGTTTTGCTAGCTGGAGAGCAAACTATCCTAACATTAATGATTTTGGAATTGATACTAGTGTAGGAGATGTAGTACTTCATAAAGGTTCGTTAATACAATATAACAAATCAACCAATCAATATGATGTATTATATCAGAATTCAGGCGATAATATACAGTTTGATTACAAAACTGCTTTAGCTAGATATAGAGACGGTAATGCTGACACAGATTTAACAGCTGCGCAACAACAAGCACTCTATAATAATTATATCGAAACCGAAGCTGGCGCTAGACAGTCAATGAATATTAAAGCTAGAAATGTTAATGATGCAATTACCGAAGCTCACTTACGCTTTAATCAAAGAGGATTTGATTCAGGGTACTATGGATAATGGCAATCAAAAACAATTATTCTGGCTTTACGATAGCGTCAACAACAGATTTAAACAACGCTGATAATGACTCAGACTTCGGTGTCAATCTTAACAGATCAATCCAAAAAGTCAACGACGATTATGCCCTCTCTGCAGGCATTAGAAATACTTACATTGATGGTTATATCAACCAGTTTGGTGCCTCTTCTCGCTTCTCGACAAACGAACAAAGACTCGTCCAAAATTTAATCAGAGAATCTATAAACATTAATGGCATCACCGTAAGGTATATGCCACGTTCTTCTTCTTATACCGATGAAGTTTTTAATGAAAGACCTGAAAGTAGATTCCATAGAGGTTTCCAAGCAGATGTATTACTAGTTGCTGCAGCTGGTTTTGAAGGCGAAGGTGATGTTATGACTACTTACGGAATAGAATTCCGGGAAGAAGTTATTTTATCTATTGCAATTCCTAAATGGGAAGAATTGTATGACAACTGGGATTCAGATTTAGCAGTAGCTGACCCTACAGAATCAGAAGCTTTCAAAAGAGTTAGACCTTTAGAAGGTGATCTAGTAGTTATACCGTTTGGTAGATCAGCTCAAAACAAAGAACAATACATTCCTAAAGTATTTGAAATACTACGTGTAACTACTTATCATGACGGAGCTTTTTATCAAATAGGTGACAACTATCAATATAAATTAAGATGTAGATTGTTTGAGCTTAGTGGAGAAGACCTTGAATTTAATCCGAGAGTTGTTGAATATAATAAGGACGGAACTCAACAAAACCTTATCGATTCAGATACAGGACCTATCGCACGAGCCAAGACTGGATTAGAATTAACAGATTCAGAATCTAAGAACCTTAACATCGCTGATGACAGTGATGATCATTTTGATTCTTGGGCAAATAACAGAGCTTTAGAAGAGCGTGCCCAGAAAGAAACCAAGTATAATAACAAAGGAGAACCTTTGAGAGACAAAGGTGATGTAGTTACTAAGGACTATACAGCAGAGGCATTTGGCTACGCTGGAGTCATAAATAATCTGGATGATATCTAATGATAGGTCAACATTTTTATAATGAAACCATTAAGACAGCTGTTGCGGTGTTTGGCAGCTTGTTTAACAATATCGTAATTAAAAGAAGAGACGGAAAGTTTCTTCCAGTTCCTATTTCGTATGGTCCTAGAGTCAAATGGTTAGAAGCTCAAAAGCAATTTAAACGTGAAGAAGAAATGTTTGAAAAATTGCTTCCTAGAATCTCATATGAGATTGTTGCTATGAATTACGACACTGATAGAAAGATAACTAATAAACAAGCAATTATTAGAACACCAGATAGCTTAGACATTCCAAGACAAAAAGTTCATTCACCAACACCGTATAATTTAGATTTTACTATGTATATTACTACGAAAAATTTAAACGATGGTTGGCAAATAGTGGAACAAATCTTACCTTTCTTTACACCTGCTTATACAGTTAAGGTAAGAAATTTTCCTTTAGATAATGATAGTGATACTCCTATACCAACTAACACTTATGATATGCCTTTTATTCTTACTGCAGCTACTTGGGCAGATGATTGGACAGGAGATATAGGCGACAGAAGAATAGTTGAATGGAATTTAGAATTTACCTCTAAAATATGGTTATATGGTCCAGCTACAACTACAAGTGTAATTTACGATTCAAGAGCTATTATAGGAATACCAGCTAAGGAATCAAACGGTAACGTTCCTGAATTATATCAATTAGCTAGAGGTCTTAAACCTATAGAAGGTTCTGAAGTAGGGTGGGCTCAAGTGTCTGAACCAGACTCTGATGCAACTCTTACAAACGATTCTAGTCTTAGTCCTTCAATAGTTAATTTATCAGATTCAGATGGAAATATAGTTAAGATTGTGAGAGATCTTAGTACGATTTAGGTAATAAATAAGATATGGCTTCTAAAGATTTAATTAATTTAGGTACTACTCCAGATTCAGGTACCGGTGATTCCGCTAGACAAGGTGGTTTAAAAATCAACAACTTGTTTGCTGACTTGTATTCCAACTTTGGTGATAACCCTATTGGTAATGATCCAAATAATGCTTTCTATGGTTACAGAAGACCTTTTAAAGATTATGAATATAAAGTAGGTGAATTACATCCAGCTGGTAAATATACTATTGTTAATTTTAAATCAGGTGGTCCTACTACTCCTAGAGATACTATTAACAACTTTGGTTACGGTGTAGATAGTGAGAGTGAATTTGTTGATTCTACAGCATCTGGTATACCTGATATTTTTAGAGATAGTGAATGGTATTTCTTATCTAGAGGTGAAAGAATTACAGCTGATCTTAGACAAATCTCTCAAGGCAGAACAGTACATTTAGTATTACCTTTAGCTAGAGCTGGAGATGTAGTTGAAGTTAGAGATTCTTTTTCTAGCTGGCAACACAAAAATATTTCAATATGGACCACACCTTACGAATTTAGAAACGCAGCACAAATTGTCGAGTGGAAAACTCACACACCTGAATCGATGGATTTATATCCAGATTCAGATGCTGTTGCATTAACTGATCATTTAGGTGTTAAACACTATCCAGTATACAAAAGAGTTAATTTAGATCATGCTAAGTTCGATTCTGAAGTAAATTCTAACTATCCTAAATTATGGCAAAAGTTTGATATTAATGATGGTAAGTCATTTGTTAATTTTAGTACTGCACAAGACAATACTTTAATTTTTACTTATCAAGGTCCTGATAGAGGTTGGGTATTAAGAAGAACTACTCTTATTAGCACTCAACAAATTATGAACGCTAGACAAGATAATTTTGAAGCTGGTGATTGGATAGAATGGAATAAACCTGACCTAACAGTAGGCGGTGAACTAGAACTGAGAAACGGTCAATATATTTTACCTGTTGCTCCTTCTACATTACAAAGCGATATAGATGATGCGGTATCACAACCAGTGTTCCAAGTATATAGAAGGATGACAAACTCTATGTATGATTCAGAAGCTCTTGTTCAGATTAATAGCTTCTTATATGATTACATTAACACCGAAGCTGAAACAGCTTCAAATAGAGATACATTTAAAAGACTTAAAGCAGTATTTGGTAGAGATTCAGACGGAGCATTTGCTAATTCGCCTGACTTAGATTCTGATGGTCAAGGTCGTCCAAAAATCTATAATGGTTTTGCAGACGCTTCTCCTGCTCAAGTCTATAAACAAGTTACTACTGGTTCTATTGTTGACCAGACAGGTAATATACTTTTAATTACTGACGAACCATTTCCTGGTATGGTGCAGTTATTAGTTCCAGGAGCACGTGTAGATGATTGATAGTGATACTCAAGTACAAAGAGGTTTTGTACAACATCGCAGATCTAGAATAAGCGGTGTTAACGGCGAAGGTCAACCTTTAGCAAGTCAAATTCTTGAAGGTGAAATCGCTATTAACCTCGAAACAAGAAAGTTGTATACTAAACGTCAAATGTTTAATACGTATTCGTTGGGTCAAACGGTTACTAGTTTCGATGACGAAGCTGGTTTTATTATTACTATTAATAATCTAGATTTTGATTCAGATGCTACTACAATAGGTTATAATATTAACGGTAATAATAAAACCCTTGTATTAGATTCTGATAGTCTTATTTCTGATATT